TATCCAAATATGCTCACGGTATTTACTGAGGTGACATTAAGCGGAAACGCGAACGTGCCACCATAACGGATCCTCACTTTAGAATCCGATCTTGAGGTAGTGAATGTAATGCCGGGAGAACCACCACTTATACTGGTATTGAGTGTATAGGCTCCTGGATTATTGGTCACAGTTTGACCATCAGCGGATATGGTATAAGGTGTTTGTTGGAATGTGCCACCTGTAAGATCTTGTGCATTGGTGATTGTTCCATAGGTAATTGGTTGTGCGGCACCAGTGATGTCAAATATTTTTTTGCCTTGCAGTGTCACCACAACCACAGGCACACCACCGCCATAGGGATTGTTGTTGGCATCCGCCTCGCTCTCAATCTTTTTCCAACGGAACTTACAAGCGATGTAGGCCAGTCCGCTCAACTTGTGATTGGATGTCCAACCCGGTGCTTCTTGCAAGAGCGTGGATGCAATCTGATCATCCCTGCCATCAAAGAATTGCACTTCCAACCTAGAATCGGTGGCATAGTTGCCCGAGGTGGCCAGTGCTCTAACCCCATGGCTGTAGTTGGCCACGGTCACGGTGTTATCATCCACCAGCAATTTTGTGTAACCATTGACCTGTCCCTCTGCCAAGACATAGGCCACATAGAGATATTCATTGCTGCCAGCACCGGTGCTGACGAAGACCCTGGCCGCTCCCACTGCCCGAGTGCCGTATACTACTGGTATGTCCGCTATCGCAGAATCTTTATTGAGTAGGACTCCCTGAATTGTTTCTGCCTCTGCACTGCTGTAATCAGGAGAATCTAGATTCACACCAAACCCTCCGGTAAAGATAGATACCACCCCTTTCACGAAATTCTTCACTCCTTTGTAAATGTCTCCTATCACAGGAATGTTATCTTCTACCCAACCCATTATATCACTGCCTTTCTATAATTCTCACCATTCTTTTTGTATCCAAGAAATAATAAAAAATTGTGTAATTTTTCTGGGTCTTCTCCATAAACATAACTCAATTGAATTTCTATTGCTCTTTTTTCCACGGCCCATTGATATAGAGCATCATATAATTTTTTTGAAGCCAACCCTTTTCTGTATTCTGGTATTACATAAAAGAAGAAATCAGTTACATAATTTTCATAATTCCAATAAAACTGATTACATCTTGCAGCCATTGCTCCCATCAATGTGCCATTATCATCTTCCAATATGAATGTCACTGATTGAGGATTGTTTATAAAATTGAGATACCAGATTTTTACTTTTTTTTTATCCATTTTGAGAGCATGGTATTTGCTTTCTTGAATTTGGCGTTCATTCATGGCCATCAACGCGGGAATGTCTTCTCTGGTAATTTTTCTAACTTTCATCTTTTTCCCAAATCGTGTCAGTTTGTTTGAATCCACTGGTGTAGAGCAGATGTTCTTTTTTACTGCTATCAAGCCCATAATTTAGACTGCTGGTTCTTATCACGGCGATTCCTTTATCTTCACACAGTTGGAACACAAACTGCAATAGTTGTTCATAGGAGTTGAGGTCTTTGTAGCCGGTGTCAACATGGATTAGATCGATGCTGGCTCTCCTCCTGCCATTGTAAAACACTTTGTCAAATGCAATCATAGCAAATCCTATCAATTGATCGTTTAAAAAGATTCCCACGGGCTCCAACGTTGGTTTTACAAACCAGTTCTTCACTGTGAAATTAAATGCTTGTTTGTCAAAATCGACATCGGCCAATCCTCGCTCATGCACTGCCTTGTAGGCAAGATCCAGCATTGCTCCAATGTCGTGTTGTTCCAATTTTCTAAAATTATAATTTTTCATTAAGGGCGTCCCCACTTGATGTCTTTCACGATCTGGGGAGAAAAATCCATGCCCCGGTCAGTGGCAAAATGAAGATTTTGTGAAGACGGGTTGGTCCTGCGGCCATTGGTCCGCTCAAAGTCTGCAAATTGACTGCTACATTCCAAAGTAAGGGTTGCCGTCGCGGCCTCTTCCTGTATTGTGTAGCCAGTGATGTATCCATCAAATGTTAGATACACGTCGGTGTCCAAGAATGAGTAATCATTGTTTAATATCGCACGATAGATCACCACCCTTTTGTCTATGTAATCGTTGTTGAGGACCACCGCAACCATTGTGCTGTCAACTGCGGTAAAAGTTAAATCCAATGCACCCACCCGCAGATCAGAACTTTCTGATATGTTGCTAAAACCTATGAATTGTCCTTGCGCCAAAAAGGTTGGTGCTGTTGAATCTGGTGTGGTCGGACTGTTGAAAGTTAAATCTATGTTGCACGTTGTAAAATATATTGGCGTGTCCACGTGGATCTCAACTAGGTCGGCAGCAAATATTTTTCTGCTTTCTAACTTAGTTTGAAGTTCTGCGGTGATCTTCCTGCTCATTATATCTCCTCATTGCAGGTTATTTCATAGTTGTATGTGCCGTCGGCAGATGTCACAAAACTTAAATTGTTTGTGTCAAAGAACACAGTGAATGACACATCGTCGTAGATCACTGTGGTGTTGCCATCCACGGCCTCGACCAGTGGGGGATAGATGTCTAGTTCATTGACCGAAGATAGATCAAGGTTTATGTCTGCAGTGACCATATAGACCTTGCTGTGATTGGAGAATTTTATCAGGTCGCCCTTTTTTAACGTGCCGGTGTTGTTGGCATTGACCACGGGCACGGAACTTGAACCGGCAGCTATGCTGGCCCCTGTGTAGGTGCTGTCATCCAACACCGCGATGGTGCCAGACACGGTGCCCCTCGAGGAACTGATCTCGGGCGGAACGATGGTGAATGATTCCGCCTGTCCGTCCTGTTGCACTATAAAACTATACACATTCAGGAAATCATTTTTAGACACGGGAGGACTTTGTAACTTGAAACTCCAGTATTGTCCACCGGTTTTCAGTCTCTGCGTTCTACCACTGAGTGCTGTTGTCATTTTAACGTTGTTGTTGCTTTGGAAATTAATTGTGGTGAAACCTGCTGTGGGAAATGTTCCGCTCATATTATGCTGTCAAACTCCTTTTGCCTCTTTCTTGCAGACCCCTGTTGATCAATCCAATAATCATATCCTGCCTTGTCATTAACAATTTGTCAAAATCACGGGCATCCACTGTGTTGATGTTGAACGTGATGTTTGTGTTGCCGGAAGAGCCGTAAGCACTGCCGCCTCCCATGTTTAATTTATCATTGGGCACTATGTAGCCATCACTATTTGGCACAAACAACTCTGGACCGCGCTCGCCCACGAGATAAGGAGTCCTGCCCGCAGTTGGGCCACCCATTGCACGTGCCTCCGGACCACCCTCTTTGACTGGTCCACCCTTGGCCAATCCAAATATTGCCGCAAAAGTCCTCAGTCCAATATATTTCATTAATTCTTTGTTGGTTTTTTTAAGTGCCTGCGTCTCTGCGTCCTGTGCGTCCACGATGCCAAATATGTATTCTGACAACAATCTCATGATTGGCCCCACGATGAACAATTTCACAAAGGCGGTCACCAACTCTGTCACTATGGCGTCGGCCAACATCCTGCCCGCATCTCTGGCGGTCATCGTGCCTTTAATGATTCCCACGAATGCGTCTGTGGCAGAATTACTCACGTTGGTGAACCCGTCACGGATTGCTCCCAATGCTATGCTGGCTGTGCTGAATTCCTTGTAGATGCTTTCTCCTAATTTTTTTACTTCATTGTCAAATGCAGTCAGTTGATTTCTTGTCTCTTGCTGAACTTTTAACAATTTGTCAAACTCTGCTGTGAGTCCTGCCATGCCCTTTGTGCATACAGCAATGGCCTCGTTGGTCATGGCCAATGCCACAGGAGACTGCAAGAATTGTTTGTTGAGATTGTATATTCCTGTGTATAATCCGCCGGTTTGAGTCTCTGACGCAGCCAATTGTTCTTTAAGTGATTTGAACCCCGTCTCGGAATTTTTGGTCGCCATATAGAGATCGTAAAATCCTTTCGCCAGTAACGGAACACCAACAAATGCTCCCTTGCCAGACAATATTAGAAGTCCGCCCACAGCTATCTGTAATGCTGGCAATTGCTCGGTGAATCTTTCCAAGGCCCTGTTTAGGTGATTTATTTTTTCCGCATTGTCTGTCCCTACAAATCTCTGCAGGAACTTGTCCCAGCTTTGTCCTAGGTCGTTCAGCGCCTGGTTTAGTCCCCCAGTGCCGCTCTGCAGTGCAGTGCCAAGTTTTGGTCCCAATAATTCAAATTCTTTTACAGACAATCCAACGTTGTTCTTTATGCTGTCATACACTGTCTTGCCAAGCTCTTTCTCTAGCAATCGCCCCAACGTCTTGGCGCTGGCCGCCCCTTCTGTTTTTAATTTTGTGAATTCTTCCGCGAGACTATCTATTTCCACCCCCGTGGTCCTAGACACCCCACCCAGCACACGCAGGATGTTTGGTATGTCATTTAACTCATTGCCTGCCAGCAAGAGTTCCTGTGTGGCCTTTAATGTCTTGCTTAATTCAAATCCAAATTCTGCTGAAAACTTGGCAGCGGATTGGAATGCTTGATTGCCTGCCGCCACTGATCCGGCCAGTGAGTTGAAAGACACCCTGGTCTTTTCAATATTTTTTTGTAATTCTATTACACGCCCAACGACAGCATTTCCCGCAAATGCCAAAAGGGCCACCCTCATCAGTCGGAATGTGCTGGCTAGGCTGGCTCCCTGCCTGTCCACTTTCCGAAGGCCATTTTGGAGTTGTGCGACTCCTGCCATGCCCTTGACGATTAAATTGAGTAATAAATTATATCCAGCGGCCATTATCTACCCCTCGGTTGGTTGCCTTTTCTCTTCTGAGCATTCATAGTCCTTTTCTGCTCCTCACTTTCGTAGGTGAAGTAACCGGCCCACATCTGTATCTCCAACGCTGACAATTTCATAATCTCTTGGACGGGCATCTTGAGCCTGTCCGCGAGGACCATTATGAATCTCAACTCAACGTTGGATGCTATTCCTTTGCGATAGCCTCAGGCATTGACTCGATCTTGGCGTTGTTGATCGCAGTGCTGATCTTTATGATCACCGCCGGATCTGCCTCGTTCATCAATTTGACTCTATCTGCTTCTGTGAATAGCCTCTTGCCATCGGCATCTCTGCTCTTGACCAGAACCGTTTCAACCAACGCATCCACTACCATGCCCTTTGACGCTAACTCCACAATCTTGGCCTCATCCTTGAATGCGTGTGTGGTCCTGAAATAGATGTCAGTGCCCCACTCCTCGCAGTGATACTTGTGTAACTCACCAGCGATGGCCGTTTGATAATGTTTGCCTATCTTGTCTGTTAAACTTGTCATTTTATTGTTCTCCTTGTTGTTTGTCTTCGTTTGATTACTTCAGTTATAGAAGGACCTACCACACCCAGGGGCGCCTGTGGGCTCCTGCCGGGTCCGTCCTCCAACTTCGGTCCATATGGTTTGGCATTGCTAATAACCGCTCCAGTCTTGGTGCTGTTCTTGTTCCAGGATCTCTTGAATGCTCCCGAACGCACCGGACTGCGTCTCTTGATAGTGGCCAATAGGTCGATCTCCAACTCTCTCTTCTCTTGTTGTGTGACCCTGCCTATGTCCAGTATCAATTTCTTGACATCGGATTTGACAATGATATTAACCATTATAGGTCCGCTTTAACCAATCCACCAGTTCCTTGGAACTCGCAACTCATCTCAACCATGCCATCAAAAGATGAAGTGATAGAGACTGCTGTCACGATGACCTCTCCAGTTAACTTAATACCTGTGGTCGTGCCTGACGGATATAGTTCAAGTGTTGCTGGTGCCGCACCAATCGCCGCTATCAAAGCGTCGTGTGTTGTGTCACTATCAACTAGATAGAAATCTGCTGAACCAGAAAAATCTGTTAAACCTGCCAGATATGTTCTTGCTCCAGAT